CTGGATATGCTTGCGTATAATACTAGAGACAATACCTACGAAATTTACGATTATAAGACAAACAAAGATATTAGACGTACAAGCAATTACAACAAGTATATGCTCTCTCCTTTAGAACATCTCTTTGAGTGTGAATATAGTACATACAGTCTTCAGTTAAGTATATACAAGTATTTTATTGAAAAATATACTTCTATTGAAATTAGTAAGCTTAATGTTATTTGGTTTAACCAAAGAAACGATAACTATGAAGTTATTGACTTAGCATATTTAGGAGAAGAAGTTGAATTGATTCTTAATGACTTTTTAATCAATAAGCTTGATAAGATTAAAGTAAATAAAGAGGCTGCAGATATAAAAAAAAGGGAAATAGCAGAAGGAACTAAATAAAACACCTACTAATATACTTAACCACAGCGTTAAGCATAACGGACAAGTTACTAGTTTAAGCAAGAACCCTTTAAACCTATTTTTTATACCGTTCTTATAAGTTACATACAAAAACTGCGGAAAGCTTAAATTAGTAGTTAAATTATAGTTTATAACTAGCTGTTTGTAAACATTAAAAAGTTTACAATAATCAATAAAAGCGTCGGTCTTAAACCAAATAATAAGAATACTTACGATTAACGTAATTATATTAAAGAAATACAACATATTCACATAAATATATTATACAAGAATTATATGAACTTCGACAAACTTTTTAATCAGGTATTTTTAACTGAAGCTGACGACTATATTCCTTCTTCTGCCGAAGATAGTGTCGATACCGATCTCAACAGCGACGTTGAAGACTCACCTGCTGATTCTTCAGAAGGTACTCCTCTTCCTCAAAATTACGAAACTGAGCCTGCCCCCGTTGGTGCACCAGCTGGAGATGCAGGTTCCTTAAAAGAACAGATTAGAAAGCTCGACGATTTCGCTGAAGCATTAAACGGTGTTGATGGTGAATCTCTTCAGCAGTTAGTTAATGATATGGACAGACCTGGAAGTTTATTTCAAGGTATTTCTAGAGAAACGTCTCCTGAGATTATCCGTATTGCCGGGCAAATTGCTGAGTTATCTGAAATCATTAAGGGGTTTGTTATTAATTCCGCTAAGCGCTCTAGGGATATAGCTGCTGGGGCTGCTGCTGGAAATCAGCGATAAAGAGTGTATAATTGAGAGGTGGAAGGACTACCTCAAGATTACGTAATTCAGAATCTATATAGCTTTTGTAAGCGCCCTACATACAAAAAGTATCAAGGTACCTACAACGCTGAGTGCTGTATTTGTCACGAAGGATCTTCTGCAGGTAGTAAGCGGAGATTATTTTACTTTCCAAGTGAAAGATATTTTTACTGTTTTAACTGTAGCCGCTCGTGGTCAGAATTAAATTGGATTCAAGAGGTTACTGGTAAGAGTTATCACGAGGTATTAAGAGATTCTAAAGCATTTGATGGAGCCGTAAATTTAGTAACAATGCTTTCTGCTACAGAAGATAAAAAAGAATATACAGTTTCTACTATCCCTGAAGATAGCGTTGATCTAACAGATAGTAACCAGTGTGATTATTATAAGGGGACAACTCAATATAAGATACTCAAACGTGCACTAGATTACTGTAGTAAGAGAAAGCTTTTTACAGCTATAAATCGTCCTAATTCTCTTTATGTATCGTTTACTGACTACGTACACAAAAACAGACTTATTATACCGTTTTATTCAGATAGTAATAAAATCGAATCTTATCAGAGTAGAAGCTTAACAGGTGACGATTATCCAAAGTATCTTACCAAGCTTGGCGATAAGTGCTTATATGGGGAGAATAATATTGATTTATCTATACCTTATGTTTTTGTATTTGAAGGCCCGATCGACTCTATGTTCGTAAAGAACGGAGTAGCTATTGGTGGCTCAACATTAACCGAAAAGCAAGAAACATTTTTAAATAAATGCTTTGGTCAAGAAATTATTTACGTTTACGACAACGATAAAGATAATAAAGAAATGGATAAGAAAGTAAGGAGTCTTATTGATAAAAATAAAAAGGTCTTTATATGGCCTAAAGAACTACAAAAATTTAAAGATATAAATGAAATTTGCTGTCAATTAGATATAAACGAATTTCCTTATAAGTTTATTGTAGACAATTCATTTACCGGTATTGAAGCTAGAATGAAGTTTAAAGTGCTCTAATACAAAAATTAACAGCCTTTAAGAATTTGTCTCTATAATTTCTGATAGGCTGAGGAGATTCAGTTTCGTTTTCTTTAAGGGTTTGAAGACGGGAAAATTCTTTCTTTAAAGCTGTTTGAAATTCTTCACTGAACTGAATCTGCTTAGGGTATCGAACTCTTGTAACGAATTTCATCGTTGATGGATAAAAGCTTTCTACAATAGAGTCAAATTTAGCTTTCATATTTTAGAACTTACTTAATGTACTAGATACATTGCTTAAACCGCTTGCTAAACCAGATATGGCAGTAGCTACACGGCTACCTAAGGATGGTATTTCGCCTATATTTGCTCTCACAGCTGTAGCTAGTACAGTAAACTCTTGCCATACTCTCGGCGCCTTTCCCTGACCTTTTAATTCGTATATTGACTTTATAGGTACGAGTGTATTAGGTGTTACTGCAGCCTGTGGTGTAGGTACTGCTCCTGTACTTGCCCCTGTACTTACTCCTGTACCGTACGGATTATTTGCACTACTATTTACACCTCTACCTAAATTTAATGCAGGAGACTCATTAATTACACTTTCAACTAAATTATTAAAATTACTTTTCATATATTATTTACCTCCGACAAATTTAACATAAAGTTGCTTAAAGTATATACCTGCCGGTGTATTAGCTTTTTCATTACCGGCAAATAATTCAAGATTTTTTTCAAGCTCTTGTTCATCTTTTATGTTAAGCTGTTTTATATAAAAATTACTATTTTTCATTACCTCACTTCTAAAATATAATAATAGATCTAAAGCTATATTATAAATACTTGTCATTATATATCTATTTTGAGTAAAATTTTTATTGACACTTAACGGGTATTGAATAATTTGCTTACTTAAATTTACGTCATATCCTTTTTGACTAGTAAGTAATTTTGTAATTGCCTCCAGCGGAGATAAGTTTTTATACGGCTCTGCATTTATTTCATTTCTCGAATCGTAGCTTGTTATTGCTTTAATAACATCTGTATTACTTACAACCCAGGTATCCCTTGTAAGAGACTTTACAGCTAATGCTCTATCTTTATTTTTTGTTGGAGTACCTTTTTCTCCCCATCCTGGAGATAAAAAATCTTCTAAAGAGTCCGGTTTTTTATTACCAAATTTAGTATTTCTTATAAAATCAATAATACGATCATACTCTAAGTATGGTTGTATTGCTGTCGGACTTATATAACTACCCGTAGCTAACGTATAGATTTGTCTTAGTTTTTCTAAACTTAAAATCGGTGTATTAAACAGTTCTTTCTGCTTATTAAGCACAGGTGATATCCATGAAGTATCAAGTGTATTGATTGCTTCTGTAATACAACTTAGTGTAATTTTCTTAAAATCTAACATAACTGTATATTATTTATACAGTTATTCGGTGTAAATTAAAGATGGAGTATCTTCTCCGTAGTGCTTACCGTTTGGTTGAATATAGAGCTTAATTAATTCTAATCGTAAATCTGGTGGACCTTCAAGAGATATAATAGCAGGGCAGTCTTCTCTAGGAAAGAATACTGCATCCCCTTTTTCGTAAGCTCTTACTAAGGCACCAAAAATGTTATCAATTTCTTCCCTGTATACCGGATCAATATCTCTACCTTTACGCTCTTCAAGCTTAAACTCCGGTCTTAATGGAAGATAAAAAATTACGTCAAAGCTCTTAAGAGTCTCCTGTACAAGAAACTTTGTTGTAGTGATAAAGTCGTCACTTACCTTGCCCTTAGCATTCAACCAGATACTATAAACAATATTATCTAATACACAACGATCAAAAACGATGTTTTCATCTCCGGAAGCACAGGCTAATTGTGCTTCATCAATTAATGCATCGAGAATAAGACGCTGACTACTTTCATCCCCTTTTTGATTTAATTTAACCTTCTTTTCAGAAATAATGTCTCTGTACGTCCTTTCCGGGCGCCTATACATTGGCCAATTATTTAAAAATTTTTCAATTAATGTAGTCTTGCCATTACATTGAGTTCCTACAAAAGCTATCTTCATATTATACTTTAAGGGCTCTATTCCAAATCAGCAACTGCAATCTTGGACTAAAATTAACGTGCATAGCCTTAGCATATTCAGCTACTGCAGGTGCCTTTTCTACGTGCTCTTCTCGAGATCCACAGCAAGGCATAAACCAGATACGATTCAGAGGTACATTAATACCTTCCTTATCTTCAACATACTTACGCCAAATTTCATCAATATCTTCTGATCGATTAATTACAAACTTAAATCCTGATTTATTCTTTACGTGCCATTTTAATGCATCAGGCTTATAGGTCTTTTCTTCAGGATCTCCGTTTGAGGTGAGCTTGGGAGAAGTAGTGAACGTGGCTCTAAAGGTACCTATCCACGCATCATCAGGAATTAATGTAGCATTAGTTTCAAAGTCTATACGAGGTAAAAAGTCGTATTTAACACTAAAGGCAGTAATAAATTTAAGAAGCTGCTTCTCCTGAATAATTGGTTCACCCCCTGTGATTTTTAAAATAGCCTTGTTACGAAGATGTTCAATATAGTTATTATCTTCCATTAGTTGAAAGATTTCATCAAATGTCATCTTATTCTTTACAGACCAGGAGATAAAAGAATCGCATCCATTAGGAGAATCCTCTGAAGCAAACCCTTTACAGGTGAGATTGCACATTGACATGCGCATAAAGACTGAGGGCATACCTACATACTCTCCCTCCCCTTCAATAGTGTAAAATATCTTATCATCAGATAAGAATAATGTTTCAGTATCAGTTTTAATCATATTATTCAAAATAAATTGCTGAGTTGTTTTCATGTTCAAAGACCTCAACCATATCTACCCAGCATCGGCCGTTAGTCTTAAGTTTAATAAATTCATCCGCAGTGTGATAACACCACTCTGCTGTTTTTTCAATACCTACCGCCTCCATAATTCTAAGCTGACAGCCTCTCTGATTATTGAGCTCTTGCCAAAAGGGAAGGAGCGGGTCGTCTTGAGCTACACAAAGAGTGTGATCAAACTGTTCGGTAAGCTTCGATTTAAGCGGTTTAAGACCACCAAAATCCACCATCCAGTTCTTATCATCAAGCTCTTTACCAGCAAAAAAGAATTTCGCCTTAAGTTGATAACCGTGAATGAATTGACAATGACTATGAGTAGCTCTCCATTGACGGAAAGCACATGACCCTAGCTCAATTACTTTTGTACTCTGCCAGTTTGGTTGTTTATTATTCATGCTTTTTCTAAATTTAATGTCTTTATAAGCTTTTTAAAGCTTTTAATTAAATCTTTTGACCAATTATCTTCATAGTTTTGTTCTTCGTAAAAACATATCTTACTTAGCTCAACATCATCTTCACATACCTGTTTAAGTTCTTTTGCTAAGTCAATCATTTCAGTAAAATCCTTTTCCTCCCATTCTGCTCCAATATTAACAGATGAGGAAAAAAGAAGAGCTTCAATAATATGATTAATCTTCTTTTTATCGAGAGTTAAATTTACTGAGCTTGTATCGTTGTTTGTAGTGCTCATACAAACATATTATAATAACTCTTGATTAGTTCAACTATTTACCGAGCTTGTTAACAAATAAGTTGTATATATTTTGATCTGGATGACCTATAACATCAATTATAATACGCTGACGCTTCTTTTCATCAGCACTTTTAAATTCCTGCCTTAGCTCTGTAGCTCCCATACATTTTTTCCCGTCAATATCAAAAGTAAATGTACCTGGTGCATATACGTAACCGTGACCACCCTTTTCATTAAAAGGTATCATCTGATTAATATCTTTATAAGGCTGAAAGTAAGACTTGTTACCACTTTTAGTTTCTTTAAATGAAAACCTTGGATTTGTTTCCATATCTTTTTTACCGACCAGGTATATTACCTTGTCAATATCAGGATTATAGTGCTGAAGTATTTCAACAGGGGTGTAGGGGTTAACAGTTTGAACGATTTCATCAGCAGGTACACCTGCGGCAATCATAATTTGCTTTTTTTCTTCAAAGCTAAAGGGGTATTTTTCAGGCTCTTTTAAGGCCGACTTGCTTGTATTGCTTGCTGTAGCTATATAGAATTTAGCAGATGGAAATTCGTGCTTAGCTTTTTCGTAATAGAATAAATGCCCTTTATGAAAGGGTTGAAATCTGCCAGGGAATATTACAATTAGTTTGTATGGATGATTTTGCTCGGATTCAGTAAAAAATTGTGAAAATGATTTATGTTTATTAAACAAAGGTTTGATGAAAGATTCTGATAATTTTTGAGTAACAAGCTTTATTGCTCGTTCTTTATTTGTACCTTTAGGTGTACCTACTTCACCTGACTTAACACTCACCATACCTTTAAAGATTCCTGCCACACGTTTCTTTGATCTTGGATTTTTTAATTTATTATTAATTTCGTCTAATAGTTCTTCAAATGTAGCGTCTAAATTAAAATTTTGAAGTAATTTTTCAACTAAGCTCCAGTCAGCAGATCCCCAAATTATTTCCCTAGAAATTTCTTTAAAGTTTTCTAATTTAACTTTTCTTAAAGAGAGATTAACTGAACTTAAATTGAATTCATATTCTTCTCCCTCTTGAAGAGACTGTAAATTAAAAATACCTAGTCTACGAAATACATTTTTAGAATCTTCTTCTAGAAGTACCGTCTTAACAAGACCTATGAGAAGACCTTGCTTCTCAGCAGGTAGATCTAAAAACATATTTTTAAAATTATGTTCTTCTTGAGATAGAGCAATAATATTATCAACTTGAATATATTGACCAGGTTGACCGGTAATAGGGAATAAAACCGATATTAACTCTCCTGAGTTATAATATTTTCTACCTGCATATTTAGGGCTTTTAAAAGGTACAATAAGACTAGAAGGTAAGGAAGTTACTGAATCAATAATACGTTGTTTAACTTCTTGCTTACTGTCTCCTTTAAAGGAGGTAATAATATCTAAATCACCAAAGTCAGCCTTGGCACCTGTCTTTATACTACCTGATAGAGTAGCATTAAGGAAGCCGGGTATCTTTTCAAGTACACGTTTAGTAAAATCGTTGAATGTAGATTGAACATCCTCTCTTTTAATGCGATTACCTCCTGCTACTCCACTCATATTTTATATTTGGTTAAGTTAGAATCTTCGGGTAAGAATTTACCTTTTAAACCTAAACGCTGTTGATTGTCTATCCAATATTGCTGAAGATCATCTGGTATATCAGCTCTTGTACTGTCGAGAATTTTAAGATATGTATCGTAAACAGCATTAAGATCTTCTTCATTAAGATCCCGCTTAAGAACATCTATTAATGTAAAATAATCCCCTACTGTATTTTGATCAAGCTTAATATTGTAAAGCTTATTTAAAAGTTCAATAGCTTGTTTAGGTGTTGAAGCTTCAATATTTTGAGTTTCTTTATTCTTAACTCCATAGTTGTGAGAAAATGTATAACCTTTATGAGAGAAGAGAGAGACAAGAAGCTGGGTACGATGAAGGCCTTTTACGTTGCCTTTATAGGAGGCGGAGTGATAGGCAAATTCTAGCCAATCAACATCTCCGACGTTTATATCAATTTGAACCTTTTTATCTAACTGATTACCTGAAGTGTCATATTGAGGAAATTGACAGAATAAAGCTCCGGCAGCGCTCCCCTTAACATCGGTTACAATATCGGTGTTAGATGCAACGATTTTTTCGGCTATAGCAACAATAACAGCTCTTTTAGTTAATTGTTCATCGGTTGCTGTTTTAGCTTTTTTCTTAAAAACAGTAAACAGTTCATCAATTCTATTCTTATCTAGACCCCAATCATCAATATTGTGAAATGATTTTTCAGATAGAGCTAAATCAATATCTCCAGATACTTCCTTTTTACCGACAGATCCTAAAGTACGTATACCTTCAAAGTGAAGTCTTGCAGCAGGAAATATAGTTTCAAATTGTTTGAAAAACTCCTTCATAGTAGGAGTTATATCTTCTCTCTTAATAGGAGAAGAAGCTTCAAAAACGTTACCTCCTTCACTTAATAGTGAAGCTGTTTTAAAATAACTACTAAAAGAAGATTTGTACATTACCCTATTACTTAAGAGTAAGTAGGTACTTTAATCTATTGATAACCGCCATTATCTCATCCCTAATGTTAAGGCAATCAGAATCCTTAACAGGATCGAGCTCCTCAGCGTAACCAGTAACGAGATAATCAGTAAATTCTTCTAGTATTGACTGTATATCAATATCACCTTTATTAACTAAACCGAGATCAACAGGGGAGTTAAATATAATCTTGCCATACTTTCCTTGATGAACCTCAACAACATTATCAATCAAACCATCTAAGTCCTCATATGCTTTACCTAAAGCCTTGTGTTCACCAAAAAGATTAGCCTGCCAGTGAAGAATTCTTAACTGATTTTGTAACTTTATAAGATTAGTAACCTGCTTTTCCATGTTACTTGTTAGTAAGAGATTTAATAAATCCGTTAATTACATTTTGATGATTAGGATCAGCTAAAATTTTAGCTACTTCCTCCGATGTCTTAGTTCCAGCTAGGGCCCGCATAGTTTGAGCTGCTTTAGGATCTGTCGAGGTAGAAGACTTGTTGGCAGGATTAGGAGTACCTGTCTTAGGTTGCTGTTGATTGGAGGGGTTATTAGCGTTGGCAGGATTAGGAGCACCAGTTACATTATTGTTAGCTGTTGGAGCAGGAGCAGTGGAGGGAGTACCGTTAGAGGTGGTAGGAGTACCGTTGGGAGGTGTAACACCGAGGGTTTCCCAGAGAGCATTTAAAGTATTTTCGAATTTAGACATATAAAGTATTTAAGCTCTTTTAGAGTACATTTGTAAGGGGCCGTAAAGGCTTTTAATACATTTATTCACCTGTACTAGTAAAATCAACTGATCCAGATGAAAAATGTTTAATTTTTTTAAACCCCTTTATAAAACTATATAGCTGATTTTTATTTGCAAAATTATTTAACTTCTTACCTACTGTTTTTGATTTGTTTATAGCACTAACAACAGCTGTTTCAACATCTGGAGAAGTAAATGAGCTACATTTACACCAAGGTAATGGTAATACTCTTAATACTTTATCGAGTTTACTGTTCGTAAAGGGAATACCTTTAGGTATATCATATACTACCAAAGCTTTAGGATACCTGCTTGGACATTTTTGATATACTGAACAAAACTTTTCTAGGCAATAATGATAAAAAAACTTTTTAACATCTAAAGACTTTAATGAAATATTGTATTTTTTACAAATATTTAATGTTTCTTTAATTGCTTCTATTAAAAGAGGTTGAAAATCAATGGCACAAACTCTGCTGCCATTATATTCCTTATAATTCATACTATTGTAGTATTGTTTCTACTTGTTCTAATGTAAGTCCGTCTCTCAAGGCATTATCTGTAACTTCGTGGAGCTGTTTATATATATTGTTTATTTGCTCCTCGTAGTTTAAGATTTGTTTGTGATTTTCTTTATTATAGTTTAAATTATTTTTATTTTCAAGCGTTAAAGTATGATTCATTAAATCTAACTTTGACCCTAAATATTTTTTAATTTTTAAAATACTACGTATACCTGGAGAAAATGATGCTTTTTCCTGAACTGTAACAGGTTCCTTTATCTTATTTCCTTCATCGTCTATTATACCGCATTTATAAGCTTCAAACTCTCTATAATCTTTATTCAAATTATGAAGTAGAAATTTATTTGTTATAGATTCATTGAACATACTGTTATAATCAATACCGTGCATGTGAATGTTATTAAAAGGATTTATCTTACACCCTTTACCGTAGTTGGTAGATCCACAATAGGAGCACTTCTTTGCATCATCTGGATGAAAGTGTACACCCTTAGGACCGTATCTGCAACCCTTACCGTAACTGGTAGATTGACAGTAGAGACATCTACTTACCCCTATTTTTTTAACTTCATTTAACATATTGCTGTTTATTTATTTAATACACTTTTAGGAGGCCGACCTATACGAAGGTTCAAAATACCGTTATAATAGTCACTTCTTAGTAAAACTTCTCTACCTATCTGTTCTTTGGCTTCTTCGTATGCCAGTTCCCACTTTGAACCGCAGGTTCTTAGAATCTCAAATCTGAAATTCTCTTTTCCAATTTTAACAATATCATTATTTAAATCAACTGAGGAACTTGTATAAATTTTCCAATCAGATTCTTTATATTCTATACGCTTGTTTTTCTTACCTTTTAACGGTTTACGTTTAAACTTTGATATACACTGCTTCTTACCTATATATTTTTTATTATTTGTTAGATTTGTTATCAAATAAATGAAGCCAAAAATTTCCTCCGAAATTTCAACTCCTTCAGTTAAAATCCAATGACCTGTTTCCATTAACGCCTTTTACGTTTACGGGACTTTACCTTCTTACCATAAATTGAAGTTGGAATCTTACTCCTTTTTATCATTTTTCCCAATACTTTAGGAACTATCGCAGATCCCTTAGCGTAATTATCTCCTGAAAATTGTGTAGAGGTAGAAGTTACCCCGGACCCTAGAACACTATCTGCTCCTCCTGCTACATTTCCGTTCTCTTGTAAAACTTCTACAACTATACTCTCGATGTTTATCACATTATTATTTAAGTTGCCTTATGGCAATAATCTGTTAAAATGGGTTTATGTCAGTAAACCCTGAAGACAGTAAAGAATCTCTTTTTGAAAAATATAATGAAGAGATTAAAAAATACGTAGCCGTGGACGAGTTCAACATGAAGCAGATTCAGATGGACTTGCCAGGTGCTCGACATTATTGGGTAGGAAGGTTAATGTTTCATAAACAAGAAATCAATAAACTCAAAAAACTTCGAAAACAAGCCGTAGATAAAATAGCTGATCGAATACAAGCAGAATTACCTATAGGTGCTAGCTCTAGAACAAGAGAGATGGCTGCAGATAATCATCCTACAGTACAAAAAATAGATGATATGATTGCAGAAAATGAAATGCTTGTTGAATATCTATCTAAAATTGAGTCAAACTTTAGAAGTATAAGTTATGATATTAAAAACTTAATTGAGATAGTAAAACTCGAAACCACTTAATGTTAGAAGTAACTATAGATTATGATTTAGGTAGAAAAAAAGGTATTCTAATAACTGAATATCTCTCAAATATTCGAGAACACTTTTCTGTAGAGGATAAAAATCAAAACTTTAAAAGAAGATTTACTGTAGGGTATAGACCTTCAGCTAGACAATACGCAATAACTCCGCAAGGTAGATTTGAACCTAGATTAGTTTATACAATTTTAGAATACCTACAAACATTAGAGATACCTCTTAAAGTAGAGTTAACAGATAAATTTAAAGAATTTATGTACTCTCCAGGTCTAGGAGATGAAGATGATGATATTGTTTCCCTGGGCATGTCTTTAAGAGACTATCAATATGAAACAGTAAAAGCAGCTTTAAAAAATAAAAGCGGAGTAATAATCTTACCAACGTCAGCTGGTAAGACATTTGTTATGGCTACGATAGTTAGATCTATTCAACGTCAACGTGATAATGCTAAAACCTTAATACTAGTACCCGATATTCAATTAGTTACACAATCTTATTCAGACTTTATTGAATATGGAATACCTGAAAGTGAAATAACTAAATGGACAGGTAGTTATGAACCTGACCCTAACGCTTCTATAGTAATAGCTAATATACAAATTTTACAATCTGAAAAACAAGATTTATCTCTACTTAAAGATATTAAATTATTAATCATTGATGAAGTTCATAAGCTCAAACACGGAAACAAAGTTAATAAAATTGTAGATCAAATAACAGCTAAGTATCGCTTTGGACTTACTGGAACTATACCTGATAATAAGATTGATGAATGGAATATTTTAGGAAAGCTTGGTAAGATAATCTATAAAAAACAATCAATTGATCTTAGAGAGCAAAATTATATTTCTCAAGTTCATGTTGCTGTATTAAAAGTTACATATAAAGATCTTCCAAAGTTTACTAAACCGAGCGGAACAGCTCCAACAGCAGGGTATGAAGAGGAAATACAATTCTTACAAACAAATATTTTTAGAAATAATTTGATTACTAAAATTGTAAATAGTGTAGATAAAAATACACTTATCATGGTTGATAGAATCGCCCATGGAGAAGAACTACTAAGAGTACTTTCGCTCAATACAAAAAAGAAAGTATATTTTGTTCACGGAGATGTAGAGATTGAAGAAAGAGAAAATATACGCAAACTTATGGAAGAAGAGAATGATGTAATTTGCGTAGCTATATCTAAAATTTTTAGTACAGGTATTAACATTAAAAATCTTCATAATATTGTTTTTGCAGCCATAGGTAAAGCAAAAATTAAAATTATTCAATCTATAGGTAGAAGTTTACGTAAACATGCCAGTAAAAAGAGAGCAACTATTTTTGATATAGGAGATAACTTACGCTACGGTAACTCTCACTTAGCTGAGCGTTTAGAACTATATAACGAAGAGCAAATACCGTATAATATTACAGAAATAAATCAGAGTTGATTTAATATTGTTATATACTATTATAAACAATACTTTATGGCCAACAAAAAAACAAAAGATGAAGAATTTTTTATGGATGATTTATCAGCCGTATTAGACGAAGCTTTACCAAAGCCAAGATCAACAAAAAGAGTTCGACGAACTAAAGAAGAACTAAAGCCAAACTACGTCGATCCTATTTACATGGAAGTTTGTATCAAAAAGTATTACGAAACAGGAGACTTAAATGACGAGTTAGCTGATATGATTCAAAAAATAGGCACACGTCTAGGTTACGCTCAAAACTTTATTAACTACTCTTATAAGACAGAGATGATAGGTGATGCTATTATTAAAATGATTACCGCTCTTACAAGACATCGATATAAGTGTGATGCAGGCTTTAATCCTTTCTCATATTTTACTAAAGTAGCTTATAGAGCTTTTCAAAATAGAATTAAAAAAGAAAAGAAAGAGCACGATACTATTCATCGTTATCAAAACGAAGTATATAGTCTTTTAGAAGAATCAGGTCAATTACCTTATCAAAAGAATACACATCTTGAGGATGAAGGTAATAGTTCTTATTATGATGATAATAACGTAGTTGTTAGCGATGATTAATTTTAACAGTAATAAAGTAGCTTTTATTAGTGATATACACTTAGGTGTTCATCAAGACTCTGCTACATGGCACAATATAGCTATAAAATTCGCCTATTGGTTAGATAGTTCTTTAAAAGATAGGAATATTAAAGATATTGTTATTGCTGGAGATATATTTCACAATAGGCATGAAATAGGAGTTAATACAATTCATGCTGCTCATAAGTTCTTTGATATTTTAAAGGATTATAATATTGTAGCTATAACAGGTAATCACGATTGTTATTATAAAGACAAGTCAGATGTTAATTCAATTTCAATTCTCAACGGTTATAAAAATATAACAGTATTTCAAGAACTGAGAACTTGTATTATTGACGGTAAGACTTGGACGTTTTGTCCGTGGGGGGTAACAATAGATAAGATTCCAAAGAGTGATATAATTGTAGGTCATTTTGAAATTACTCACTTCAGAATGAATCAACACAAAATTTGTGATCACGGTATGAAAACCGTTCAGCTACTCGATAAAAGTAAATTTGTTATTTCCGGTCATTTTCATTATAGAGATCACAGAACATATCCTGAGGGAGGAAGCATTCTTTATCTAGGCTCACCTTACGAGTTAGATTTCGGTGATAGAGATCATGCTAAAGGTGTATCAATTTTAGATACCGATACATTCGAGGTTGAGCTTATAGAAAATAATGTAACACCGAAGCATGTTAAAATTAAAATATCTGACTTAACCGAAGGTAAGGTAAAGCTAGAAGATCTATCTCCAATTATATCTAATAATTTTGTAGATTTTAGTATTGATAAGAATGTTAATACACAAGCTGTTGATTTACTCTTATCTAAGTTTAATCAACACAAACCACTTCACGTTAGGACAAATTATAATATTTTTGAAAACGTTCAGCTATCAGCCACTGACGTAGATAATTTTAGTATCGATGTTGAAACAGCTCTTCATGAGTTTGTTGAATTATTAGATACGCAAGTAAACAAAAAAGAGATTCTTGATAAGTGTTTAGATCTCTATAAACTATCCCTTGTAACAAATGAGCAATAAAATTGGTGTAGGTATTATAACTTGTAATCGAACGAAGTATCTTCGCCGCTTACTTGTATCTCTTGTACAGTGTGAAAATATAATTGATGAGTTAGTAGTGGTTAATGATGGAGAACCAATTAATGATTTTGACTTGAGTCAAGGAGAGTGGATAGAAAATAAAGTAAACTTAGGAGTAGGTAAATCAAAAAATTTAGCTTTTAAACATTTACTTGAAAATAAATGCGATTATATTTTTTTATTAGAAGATGATATTATTATTAAAGATAAAGAAGTTTTTAACAAATACATAGAAGCATCTAAGTTATCAGGCATTCAGCATTTTAATTTTGCTTTTCACGGCAGTGATAATTACCTACCCAATGGTGCCCCTGCTGAAAGACTAAGAGTAGAATATAGTAAAGATGTAGCTGTTTGCTTTTATCCTAATGTGTACGGTGCTTTTAGCTTCTATACTAAAGAGTGTCTAGATAATGTAGGACTAATGGACGAGGAGTACTATAACGCGGTAGAACACATAGATCATACATATGAGGTATATTTAAAAGGAATGACATCTCCTTTTAGGTGGTTTGCTGATATAGCTGATAGCGAAAAGTATATTGAAGAGCTTGATCGCAATCACGAGCAAAGCACTATTAGAAAAGATCAAAGTTGGATTTTAAACTTTCATAAAGCAGCTGATAGATTTAAACAAAAACATAATATAGACATAAGAAACCCTTACGAGAAACAAGCAACAATACAGGAAGTAATAGAGTACATTAAGGAAATTAAAAAACGGTATAAATAATAATGCCGTGAATAACGTAGACCGTAATTTGTTAAAAACATGTTTAAATTGTAACTCTTCACTTAAAAGTAGACGAGTAAATTTTTGTAAACCGCCTTCATATTGTAGGTACGAATATCAACTAAAACAAAGAGATTTAAAAGCATATAATATATTATCTAATAAAGATAGTAATTTTTATTACCTAATAGGTCTAATTTGTACTGACGGTACCCTTAGATACCCTAAAGACGATAAACTTAAAAATATTGGATACTCTTTTTCAATAAGTATCAATATAAACGATATTGAAACTATTAATAGTTTACAAAATTTATTTGGCGGTAAAATAACAACAAGAAAAGACAATACTGTTAATTGGTATATTAGTAATAAAAAATTTGTGGAATATTTGTTAAATGTAGTCGGTTTAACAAGCAATAAAACATATAGTTTAAATGTTTCAAAATGGTTTGAAAGTCTCGAACAGGGGTTTAAAATAGATTTCTTAAGAGGTGTTATAGATGGTGACGGCTCTATAAAAATTTTTAATAAACATTTTCGTACATTTAATATATGTACTGCATCAGAATCTTTTAAAGATATGATTGTTAGTTTTTTAACAACTTATTATTCTGACAATGTTAAAGTTGAAAAAAATAAAAGTAGAAACTATTATTATATAAGATATAATGGTAGATATATGATCGATTTATTAAACGATATATATAATAATCTTAGTAAGAAAATATACTTAAAACGCAAGTATAATACTTTTATAGAAATTAAAAATTTTTTTAATACGTATGGAAAAAAATAAAATAGGTGTAGGTATTGTAACATATAACTCAGAGGATTACTTTAAATCTCTTTATGAGACCCTTCCTCTTGCTAAAATTAATGAATTAGTAGTTGTTAATGGTGGTAATCATTATCGTGAGAATTACGCCTGTCATTGGATTCAGCATAACACGAATTGCTACCCTGCTATTTGTAGAAATGATGCTGTTAATTTTTTAATAAACAGAGGATGTGAGCACATCTTTCTTATCGAAGATGATATGATTATTAAAGATCCGAATATTTTTGAAAAATATATTAAAGCGTCTGAAGCATCCGGGTTAAAGTATTTTTCTTATGTTAGTACGTCTTGGGAATCGGGAGAACCAGGTAATAGAACACCTCGTCTAACTATAGAATATACACCTGAAGTTAGTATTTCATTTTATAAGAATATGTGTAACGAATTTACATATCATCATTATACAGCTTTTGAGGATACAGGGCTTTATGATACTCAATTTAGAGATCCGTTTGATATTGATATGGCTTATCGTGAATCTCTACAAGGTCATGCAGCACCTTTTTGGTGGTTTGCTGATGTTACGGGTTCAGACGATTTAATCTGTAATAATCCAGTAGCTGTTAGCCGCTTACAGGGAGAAAGACCGGATGGATCTAGAGCTCAACGGATAGAAGAACAGTGGAAGTTGTTTATAGCCAAACACGGTACTTTTGTAGGAGAAATACCTGATATTACTAAAGACAAAGCTCTTCAGCGTCTTATTATGAGAGGAAAGAATTACGGTAAATGAAAATAGTTATAGGTATAAACACATTTAAAAAGGACTCTGATCTTAATAACAGAGAAAGAATGTGTATAGATGCATTACATAAGTTAAAGCGTATGTATCCAGACAGTATAGAATTAGTAAATCTTACATTCACTGATGAAGATTTTGAATTACCGATGTTTACTAATAAGCATTGCTTACAGCAAATACCGACAAGTATAACCAATAAAAAAATACCTTTTGTTAACGAAATTTTTGATCATCTAGCTGAAACAGATGCTGATTATTTTTTATTTGTTAATAACGATATTATAGTTTCCAACCGTTATATTAAAGCAGTACAAAGTAATCTTGAATATGATTGTTTACCTGCTAGTAAATTACATTTTACAAAATTAGATTCTATTGACGATAATGATAGTGTACCAGAATCATTAAGTGTTCACGGCTTTGATGGTTTTGCCATCAAGTGTAGTTGGTGGAAGCAAAATAGAGATAAATTTAAACCAATGCTTTTGAGTAGAGCGTATTGGGATACATATTTTTATGCTAAATGCCATTTATACGGTAAAAGTTTAACACTCAATAAACCACCTGCCGTTATATTTCATCTTGATCATGAAAGTACGTCAATGGATGGTGAACCTGGAAACACTTACAATGAAAAAAATTTCATTGAAGATAAAGATCAATTACCTCAAAGATGGTTTTCATATGTACAAAATGTATTGCTAAAGAGGTCTTCTGAGAATAATATAAAGTGGTACGTTCCCTTTAATAATGAACAAGAAATCGAAAAAAAATATTTTACCTTATGAATGTAGGAATTGCCTTAGCTTTAGATTATAAGAAAGAAGATATTTTACCGTTTCTTAATAGTTACGAAAAAAACTCTTCTGGTATTTTATATCTTATAACAAATAATGTAGATCAGTATGTTAACTATAGCAAAATAAAAACAATAGATATATTTGTTTTAGCTAAACAATATAATATTAATCTGTCTCGATTAACAGTTTTTAATCTCAAACCAGTATTATTTTATTTAGTTTTAAAAACACTTAAAGGTAAATGTACAAACGCTTTATTAACTGATGTTGATATTGTTTTTCAACAGGATCCGTTTTCAATACTCGATGAAATTAAAACAGATTCATTTATTGTTTGTGAAGAATGTGTTCTATATAAAGACAACGACACAAATACCACTTGGTTCAACGCAGGGTATCACGAAGAATATGAAAGTGTAAGGAATCAAAAAGTATTAAATTGCGGTGTTGCTATTGGTAGATATGATGCAGTACTTGATTATCAAAAACAAGTAGCAAAAGAATTAGAGCACATTTTAGCTGTTAGACCATATTTTGCATATGATCAAGTTATTTTAAATGTATTAACATACTCTCGTAAAACACTTAATCCAACTATCTTACCGCATAATACACATTTTATATCACATATGCACTTCTTAAAAGATGAAGATTTAACTAATTACCCCTTTAAGGACGGTATAATGCATTCCCCGAATAATAAACCGTATATTATTATACATCAATTTAACGAAAACAAAATAATAAACGATTTTATTCACAACACTTGGAAGTACTAATGTCAAAAAAAACTATATTAAATTTAGACGTCTGGGGAGGCTTAGGAGATAATTTACAGTTATCAACAATACCTCGACGTTTTTTTGAAAAGTTTGGATACAACGGTGTTTATATTTCCAATAGCACTCCTTGGCGAAATGATGAAATAAAAAAACTTGTATGGGATAATAATCCCTATATAGCAGGATATACAGACAAGAAGGGTATTAATATAGCTGACAACGGACTCATTAGGTATGATGGTGTAACACACTGGATAGCTAATATGGAAAAAATATACGGGTTCGATGCACCTCACGGCAAAGTACCAGAAATATATTACTCGTTTAATGATAAAGATACTTTTAATGTAAGTAATAAGGTGATTGTTGATATTACTAGTAGTAACGAAAACAACACAATGGATAAGCCGTATCATCGTCAAAAAATGAAAGAGTATTTTGACCGCTTAGAAGATCAGATAACAATAGTTAAGTTTAATAATTTAAAAAATAACAAAACGTTTATAGATTACACAAATGAAATTATTAACAATTCAGTTGAATATATTGATGTAAACAGCATTTATGAGTATTGTGAAATAATACGTAAATGTAAAAAATATATTTGTTCCTTTTCGGGAAATCATTGCCTAGCTGCAAGCATTAGAAATAATTTAACTTGCTTTGCACCAGAGATGTATTACAATATGAAGTATTTTATTTTCGAGGGTAACTTTGAATATATATTAATTTAATATGCAACCTATATATGTACATCTCGATCCGACAAATTTTCCCTTTAGTAAGGATTTAAGTTTTAGTAATTATACGTTTAATGAAATACCTGAATATGCAACTATAGGTTTTGAACAAACAAAAAAATTACTAAAACGGGATCCTATTTTATTATCCAATAAAGATATAGTAGAGTTCGAGAACGATATTGTTAGTTTTTTTGATATTTGCAAAAAAGGTTTTCCATCCTTTTATAAGGATACTTTCTGGTTATTAACATTATTAAGACTTTATGTTGTAAACTTATATGTTAACAAACATAATATTACAAAGTTTATTCATTTAGAATACGATAATTTAATATATTCAGATTTATCTGTATTAGAACAACTATCATCCTCTGTTTATTTTACCCGAGTAGGACCCTGCATGAGTTCAGCAGGTTTTATGTATTGTAATAGTTTAGATCATTTTAATAAATTTATAGATAAAATAAAACAATTATTAAGTAAAGGAGAAAAATTTGTTAGACAATTTACAGGGTATGATCATTTATCAGAAATGATATTAATTGATTTAATTTACGAGCATACAAAAAACGTAATAGATTATTTACCTATTTTACCATTTGGAAAAGGTAATGATAACTTTGATAAGTTACAAGTATTGTTTGACGGAGCCTCTTACGGTCAGTACATAGGAGGTACAAATAACGGAGATGGTAAAGGCTGGACAGGGAGACACCACTACACAGGATGCGCTATACAAAATAATATTATTAAGGTTACGTATGATAAAGTACCGTATGTAACATTTAACGGTAAACAAATACCTATACTAAATTTACATATTCATTCTAAAAAACTTAAAGATTATCTATGTTAAGAGAAGATATTATAACCGGTAACGCATTTAAAAATATCTGTGATGATTTTTTAGACGACGATAAAAAATATATCGATATCACAAAAAAACCTAAGATAATTTTCTTAAAAACAGATTGGATCGAACGGTTTAAACAAAAAGTACTACCACTTATAGACTATAAGTTTAAACTTGTAACACATAATGCAGATCGACCTGCTATTTCAGGTAATTTAGATTTATTAGAAGATAATAGGCTTATTAAATGGTTTGGAATGAATGTTGACATATATCATTCTAAGTTACAACCTATACCTATAGGCATAGCCAACGAAAAATGGCCTCACGGAAATAAAGATGTTTTGTTAAAGGTTATAAATGAAAATAATGAGAAGAAAAAATTAGTATATTCTAATTTTGATATAACAACAAATTACGACAAAAGATATAATACTTTAAAAATAATAAGCACTCATCCGTACATTGATTTTGAGAATACTAAATTAATTTTTGAGGACTATATAAGAAAGCTTAGTACATACAAGTATGTTATATCTCCACCAGGTAATAGTGTAGATTGTCATAGAATTTGGGAATCCATCTACCTGGGTGTTATACCTATTGTTGAGGAGCACTCTGCTTTAGAGTATTATAAAGATTTACCTATTTTATTTGTTAAAACATTTAATGATGTTAACGAACAATTATTATATGATAGTTATCATACAGTAGTTGAAAAAAATAAAGAAAAATCTATAATTGAACATTATAAGCAGCAAATTTTAATATGATTAAAAGCAAATATAAAATATACGTTTGTCATTATCCCCCTTTAACAGCAAGAAAGAAGTATCTTGATTCTGTACTACCTACATTGGAAGTAGATTACGAATATTCAACTGAATATACTACATATAACCCTGAATACGATCATTTGTTTTCTTCTAAAAAAGAAGATTTTGATTTTAAAAATTCTTTTTCTCCTACCCCTTGCAACGATTTTAAATTTACAAATGCACTTAGAGCTTTATGTCTTGAGCATATTAACATTTACAAAAAAATAGAAGACGAAAATTTAGATTTTGGTATTGTTTTAGAAGATGATGCTGTTTTTGTTGACAACATTAAAGATAGACTCAATGAAACTATTTTAAATTTACCTGAAAATTGGGACGTAATATACCTTACTAATGGCTGCGAAAATAGGTGTGGTTCATTTCAACACGGTCGAGGAAATAATCCTACAATTAACAATTTTGTAAAAATGGATATACCATATTCTTGGACAGGTGGAGCATATATCATTAAAAAGGAAATTGCAAAACTCTACCGCAAGCATATTAGACCGGTTGTATTTCCACCAGATTTCGAATTAAATTATTTACAGGGTAGATTTAAAAGTAATGTTTATTGGTTAGAGGATCCCATAGTTTATGAAGGTTCTAACCCTGTATCAGGTAATTTATATAAATACGGTTCAAGCGTTAACAGGTAAATGAAACCTTTAATAACAACAAGGTTTTATCCTACAGATTATTTAAAAGAAATATTTGATACTCTCGATTTATGGTCGAATTGTATTAATAACAATAATAACTTTTCTTTTATTAAATTCGGAGACGGAGAATTATACTGCATGATGGGAGCTCCAGGTCAAAATTGCGATAAACATCCTTATTCACCTGAACTAGGTAATAAGCTTATTGATGCATGGAATTTTTTTAGTGATACAAACATTAAAAATATTTACATAGCTGAATGGGGGGATCAACCAGGTTCCTTTGGTATGCCTCAATATGCCAGACCAGTACAAAATTTAAATAACCCTGTTTTTAGTTTTTTACAGCATATTTTAAGTCATAGACAACATCATAATTTCAATTTTGTTAATTACGAAATATTAATGCATCATACCGTTTCTGAGCACAAATATAATTTTTTTAAATGTATAAAAGAAAGTAATCGTAAGAAAATTTTTGTTGGACCAGAAAGATTACATAGAGTACAACAATTTTTAAATATACACGTACATATACCTATACCGATTTTAAATTCTTTTGGTGCTTACGATACTATACTCTCAAGATGTTTAGAAGAAACAGAAAACAATGCTATTTTTATTTTTTGTGGTAGTTTACCTTCAAAAAGTTTAATACACAAAATATTACAAAATAATTCAAACGTTACATGTTTAGATGCAGGTAGTAGTTTTGACCCTCTCTTTGTTGGAGGTACGAGAGAAGGTCAAATTAATACAGATATTTTATTAGCCTTTTATCAAGAAATTATATAACTATACACATGACAGAGTTTAATTTAATAACATTAATGCCGCTTATTGAGGAATCAATAAATTACCCTAGCAGCAGTAAGTATTCACCAGCAGGAAGAAGTTCTAGCGGGCTAGGCACGATACTGTTTGGGCTAATAACGACATTAAGATGTAAAAATATACTCGAAACAGGAACTGCATCAGGAGGGTCGGCATATCCGCTATTACTAGGTGCATATTTAACACAAGGAATTGTTACTTCTGTTGACAACGGAACTTTTCCAGTCAATAGACAATGGATAGATAATATACCTATTGAAAATATAAGTAAGCATGCCAGGTATATAGAATCTGATGCTATTTTATTTTTAAAAAATAGTAAAGAAATATACGATTTTATTTTTATAGATGATTGGCATGAATATAATCATGTTTTAACAGAGCTAGAATATGCAAAAGAATTAATTTCACCTAACGGCGTTATTGCAATGCATGATGCAATGTATGGTAATTACGAGCCAAGATACAGAATGGATCATACGCCAGGAGGTGAGTTTGGATCAGGCGGAGTTTATAAGGCAATAAAGGATTTTGTTGCAAAATATCCTGAAGAATGGGAATACTGTACAATACCTGCAGACCACGGCTTAACTATCTTAAGAAAAATACAAAATTAATTTATATGTTTAATTATAAATTTATTGTTGTTACAAGTCATACAACAAAGCATGTAACTTCTGCTTTTACTCATCTTTTCAATAGGTACGTCTCCCCAAAAGAAGAAGTATTGTTACTAGGTAATTACGAATATGGTTTAAACTTACCTGAAAATTTTTCTTATTTTAAAAGATGCGATGAAAATGAACCAATTAGTAATTGGACAAAAACTATTTATGATTCTATTAAAGATATAAATACCGATTATTTTATTTTCGGTTTAGATGATTTTTTCCCAGTAAGATCTTTTAACTACGATATTTTTAATACTGTATTAGAGTACATGGATAAAACACCTAATGCCGTTAGGTATGATTTTGGTCCTGGCATAGTATGCGATTATAAAACAAATTTAATAGATAAAAAAGATGACTTTGATATTATTGAGCAGTGCCAAGGTGAGAATTATCGATGCTCTACTCAGTTTTCTATTTGGAAAAAAGATTTTCTTTTAACAAAATTATCTGTACCTAGATCTCCTTGGGATTTTGAAAATCAAGGATCAGAGGAAATGAGATATGATGGCAATCAGGTATTAGGTACAAATCGTAAATTTTGTTGGCATTGGATAGAGATGAGCGGAGTTAGCTCACGCGTACCCGGAAGAGTTAACGTTCTCGGAATCGATCTTAAAACAATACAAGAATTAATTGATTTAAAAATGCTTAACGAGCAAGATCTTCAATTTGGTTATTATGTCGGTAATGTACCCTATATTAATCACAAACACGATTTTAACTTTGATATTTTTAAACAGTATACAGGGGACAATCTTGAGTATCAAAAACTTGATTTTAAATATAAACGCTATTATCAGTAACTTGCAAATAATATAAACAATATATAATTACAACAATATATGAGCATTAAATTTACAGGTAATTGGGCACCAGATAGTAGAGAGTGGAGAGATGTTTGTAATAGTATATCAAATGACTTAACAAGCTTTAAGAGTAACCCGGTATACATTAGAATAATAGCTAATGACTTAAGAGATGTAAATACTACTAAATTATTTTTTGATTATATTAAAAATACTTACCCTGAACTTTTTGATAAGCTAGACATTTTTAATACGAACGACACTCTAGGTAAACCTAATGTGTTTAATATTGAAGGACATAATGTTTGCCCAGGTACATTAAGATTTGTAAAAGTGCTAGGTGATATTAAAAAATATAACCCTAAATCTATTATTGAAATAGGTAGCGGTTACGGAGGTCAATGCAAAATAATTAAAGATTATTTAAATGTAGATTATACGTTAGTTGATTTACCTGAAAGTTTGTTAGTAGCTAAGTCTTATCTTAAACATTTTAACACAGACGCTACATTTGTAAGCAGTGAAGATATTACCTTAAACGATCAATATGATTTAGTTATAAGTGATTATTGTATTTCAGAATTTGATCAAGAAGGTATGAATTTTTACATTGAACATGTTGTTAAAAAATGTAACAATGCATACTTCACAATAAACAACGATCAGGCAAGTAGAGATCATCTATTAACAAAATTACGTGAAATATATAATGATGTAATTATCGTTCCTGAAGAACCGCGTACATCTGCTCATAGTAACATTGTTGCCCTTTGCTCAAATAAGATATGAAAACAATTCTAATAACAGGCGGATCAGGGTTTTTAGGTAAAAATCTCGCCAAAGCGTTTAAATCTGATTATAATGTAATATTAGGATCGAGAAACAATAAGCAAAATCTCGCCACTAAGCTTGAAACAGGATGTGAGGTAGTACCTCTTGATATTACAAATATCGAAAGTGTAAGAGATGCTGTTAATAGCTACAAGCCAGATATTATTATTCATGCTGCAGCAACAAAGTTTGTTGATCTATCTGAGGTATTTCCAAATGAGTGTGTTGATATTAATGTAGTAGGCTCTCAAAATGTAGCTCGTGTTGCTATCGATAAAGGAGTTTCAACTGTTATTGGTGTTTCAACCGATAAAGCAGCACCGCCTGTGCGTAACACATATGGTATGTCAAAAGCTATTATGGAGAGAATATTTTGCTCTCTTGATAGCAAACAATCTAATACAAGGTTTATGTGTGTTAGATACGGAAATGTAGTTTGGTCCACAGGTTCCGTTTTACCTATTTTTAAAAAAATGCATGAAGAAAATAATCACCTTGTTTCTACCGGTCCAGAAATGAGGAGATTTTTCTTTACTGTAAAAAATGCTGTATATCTTGTACAAACAGCACTAGCTAATATCGACAAATATCACGGCCAAGTTTTGTCAAGAGAGATGAAGTCAGCAATGATGAGAGATATCTTAGATGTTATTGTAAAAAATAAAGGAGGTACTTGGGCTCCAGGAGAAACAAGACCTGGAGAAAGAAACGATGAATTTTTAATAGGGGAGCTAGAACTGCCGTATACTGAAAGTATTATTATTGATAATATCAAGCACTATTTAATTTCCTTTAATAATAAAAAAACTGAACCTTTACATGAAATTGTTTCATCGGAAAATGTAGAACATTTAACACAAGATGAAATTTTATCTCTAGTAAATGAAGAATGGTAAATTTAAAACAGCAGTAGTTTTAGCAGCAGGGAGAGGAGAGCGTTTAGACCCTATAACGAGAGTTGTACCTAAACCATTACTACCATTAAATGATAAGTGTTTAATTGATTTTACTCTTATTAATTTAAAACATGTATCAAATATCTTTGTTACAGTAGGTTATAAAAAAGATTTACTGACAAGTTATCTTTTTAACAAACACGACATATCAGGTGTTTTCGATACAAATCAAAAAGGTAATGCTTGGTGGATATATAATACACCTCTTCGTTTTTTAAACGAACCTATTATTGTCACAACATGTGATAATATCACTGAACTTAATTTAAACAGTATATACAACGATTATATATCTCAAAATAGTCCTGCGTGCATGCTTGTGCCAACAACTCCTAAGCAAAATATAGATGGAGACTATATTTTTTATAATAAAGAAAATATAGTCAATAGCATAACCCGTACACAAAAAAACAATTCGTATGCCTCTGGTATACAAGTTTTAAACTTGTATAAAATTAATCAATTAACAAAAAAAACGCAATGCTTTTATGATGTGTGGAACAATTTAATAGAAAAGAAAAATTTAACTTGTTCAAACATTAACTTAAAAAAATGGTCAAGTATTGATACTATTGAATGCTACAAGCAGTATTCAAAAATATCTTGCATTTAAAAGTAATATAAGTTAATTTATATTTAATGAAGATTATAATAACCGGTTCACTTGGTTTAGTTGGTATGGCTTCTTGTAAAAAGTACCTACAAGAAGGACATGAAGTAATAGGGGTAGATTGTAACGCCAGAGAAGAGTTTTTTGGAGATAAAGGTTCAACAGCACATAAAGAAGTTAAACTGAAGGAACTAGGCAATTACAAGCATAATTGGGCAGATATTACTAATAAAGACGAAATTACAAAGGTGTTTAGAGAAGGTTTTGATACTGTTATTCATTGTGCAGCTCAACCAGCACATGACTGGGCCACAGATAATACAAGAAGAGATTTTGAAGTAAATACACTAGGAACTTTAAATGTTTTAGAAGCTATCCGTCAATTTAATCTTGATGCACCCGTTATTCATGTGTCAACATCAAAGGTATATGGTGATAATCCAAATAGATTGCCTTTACAAAAATTTAACAAAAGATTAGACCTACCTACAGATCACGAAATTTATAAAGGTATACCTGAAACATTTAGTATTGATAATTGTCTTCATAGCTTTTTTGGAGTATCTAAAAGTGCAGGTGATTTATACGCCCAAGAGTACGGTAGGCATTTAGGTATGAAAGTAGGTATTTTTAGACCCGGTTGTATTACCGGTTCAGATCACGAAGGAGTTCCCTTACACGGATTTCTTTCGTATCTATCAAAATGTATAAAAAACGGTACACAATATACAGTAATAGGTCACGACGGGTTACAGGTGAGATGCAATATACATGCTGATGATCTAGTTAATGCGTTTGATTATTTTATTAAGGATCCTAGACCTGGAGAAGTCTACAATATGGGAGGCAGAGAATTAAGTGCATCAATGCTTGAGGCTATTGAAACCCTAGAAACGTTATCAGGTAAAAAATTAAACTGGGTATATAATAGCACATCACGTACAGGAGATCATCGCTGGTATATATCTGATACCGATAAATTTAAAACTCACTATAATTGGAAACCTTTGAGATCTCTTACAAGCATATATCAAGAACTTTTAAATTAATATGTCACAATATAACATACCTCAAACAATATTAAACACTTTTGATCGACCTGGCTTTTATATCGAAGCAGGAGCATCGTCAGCTGTTGATCAGAGTAACACTTACACACTTGAGGTAAACGGTTGGACAGGCCTTCTTGTAGAACCTAGAACAGATCATAACGAGGAATATAAAAATATTCGACCCAATAGTATTGTAGAAAATTATGCATTAGTCGATAAGAGTATTAACACGGCAACAATACCGTTTGGTCTTGACGGCCATATGTCAGGTGCATGCCCAGTACATATAAAACAAAAACCAGCTATATTAAACGTACCGTGCTGTACTTTAGATTCTTTACTTAAAAAACACAATCGTAGAGAGGTAGATTTCTTTTCTTTAGATGTAGAGGGATATGAGCATCAAGTTTTAGATGGTATAGATTTTGATTATTGTAAATTTAATATTTTATTAATCGAGGGTCATTGCGATTGGATGTATGATTTCTGTGATAAAAAAGAAGATTTTAGTTACATTGAAAAATACGGCTATAGATTAGATCACATGCCTGCCGCGGGTCAATATTTCTACGTACACTCAACGTTCAATTTTAAAAAGTAATAAACATATTAAATAGTGTTGATTCTTTGGAGGAAACGTATATTATAGTAATGTGCGTTTAGTCAGCTTTAAATCATTATCAATACGTAATTTTTTATCAGTAGGCGATACACCTATTGTTATTAACTTTCAGGAAGGTATTAATGTAATTACCGGTATTAATTACGACAAGGAAGATTCAAAAAACGGAGTAGGTAAGTCTACCGTTATTGATGCTTTATATTTCGCCCTTTTCGGTACAACTATTAGGGAGATCAACAAAGATCTTATTACTAATTCTTTTACTAAAAAGACATGCGAGGTAAAATTAGAGCTTCAAATAGATAATAACGGCACTACAAACATTTATAATATTGCTAGAACACTTACCCCTACTAAGTGTTTCTTATCTAAAGATGGCGTTGATATAACACATTCTACCCTTGCTAAGACAAACGAGTTTATTCAAAAACTACTCCGTTCAACAAGTAAAGTATTTCAAAACTCTGTCATTATGACTATCAATAACACTGTGCCGTTTATGGCACAAAGTAAAATTGATAAGCGTAAGTTTATTGAGAGTGTTCTAAATTTAGAAGCATTTTCAGAAATGCTATCCTTAACTCGTGAAGAATATAATCTTATAAAACGAGATTACGAAGTTTTGTATGCTAAGAATCAAACTGTTGAAAAAAGTTATACTACAAGTAAGAGTCAACTAGAACGATTTGAAGAAAATAAACAAAATAGAATTAAATCAATTGCAGATAGAATTGCTGAAAATGTTGTTAAGATAGATAATTTTACAAAACAGATAGTAACACTACCTGATAATATTGATAATCTTATTAGTGATAAACTTACAACTCTTAATAATGAATTAACCAGCATACAAAAAGATCGTAGAGAGGCGGATAGAGAAGTAACCACTGTAAAAACAAACATTAGCTTATTAGAAAAACAGCTTAGAGAAATAGAGAAGGACGGAGCAAGCTGTACAACATGTAAGCGCCCGTTTCCTGAAGACGATTTAAAGCATAAGGAGCAAAATAAAAAAGAAATTAACGATCAGCTCGAAACATTATCTAATGATAAATTTGCTGCAGAAGTTGTAGCAGAGAAATTTGAAACATACGAAGATAATAAGAGAACAGAAATAAGAGCTATAGAAACAAAAAAAGAAGGAATTAATAAAGTAAAATCTACAAATGATGCTTTACAGACTAAAATCGTATTTTTAACTGATAATAATAACGATTTACTTCAAGATCAGCAAAATATAACTTACGAGACAAATACAGAATTAGAACAAACTGTTCAAGAGCTTGAAACTGAGTATAATGATAATAAAGAAGAAATTAAAAATCTCGATAACGGATTATCAGTACTAGAGTGTGTTAAATTTGTTGTATCAGAAGAAGGTGTAAAATCGTATATTGTTAAAAAAATTCTTAAAGTTCTTAACTCTAGACTTGCTTACTACTTACAGACTCTAGAGGCAAATTGTCTTTGTCAATTTAACGAATATTTTGATGAGACGATTACCGATGAAAAAGGAGGCGAAAAATCCTACTTTAATTTTAGTGGAGGAGAACGTAAACGTATTGATTTAGCATGCTTATTTGCTTTCTTAGATATTCGTAGAATGCAAGGAGATGTACACTTTAGCACTATTTTCTATGATGAGCTTTTAGATTCATCTCTAGATGATAAAGGTGTTGAACTTGTTGTTAATATTTTAAGAGAACGTGCAGAAAAACTTAATGAAAATAGTTATATTATTACTCACCGTGGGGTAGCCTTTACCGGTAAAGTAAATAATACGATTATGCTGGAAAAAAGAAACAATTTTACATATTTAATATAACATGAGCAACTTAATCTCAAATCATTCGGGTATATCACACAATATTGGTGCACCTATCGGTTTACCACCAGGTATACCCAGCACTTGTCAGGTATTGCCTCTACCCCCTAGTGTAAATTTACCTCCACCAGAAATTCCAGGACAGGGTCTTCCTAGAGCAGTAAACTATCTAGCTGATTATGGTGGTTGCAGTTGGTATCGTTGTATGGCTCCTAACTTAATGCTTAACCTTTATAATAAGGCCGTGATAATTGAGTCAACAACAATGGTTCTTGACCCCCGATATTATCAAGGTCTAGCTGCAGTAAAAATTCAGCGCCAAGCTACTCCTCAACAGAGAGAGTTTGTTAAGTTTCTTAAAGAGCTTTCTAAGGAGCATGGGTTTAAATTAATTTACGAAATTGATGATATTGTCTTTAGAGAAGATATTCCGGATTTTAATCGTAATAAAGACGCATTTACTTCTGATGAGATCCGTAATAGTATTATGGACATTATGAACATGTGTGATGAAATTACTGTCACATGTCCGTTTATGCGGGATTACTTTAAGGAAAAGACCGGCAATAACAATGTCACTGTTATCCCTAATTATTTGCTTAAGTGGTGGTTTGATCGTTACTATAATATTAGTGACCTTGTAAAGGCGTATGATAAGAATCAAAGAAAGCCTATTATTTCGATCTTTGCTTCAGGTACCCACGTTGACGTAACAAATAGAACAGGTCAAAATGATGACTTTACAGCTGTTGTTAATGCTGTTATTAAGACACGCAAGAATTACAAATGGCAGTTCTACGGTTGCTACCCACTGCCGTTAAAGCCGTTTATTGATTCCGGAGAAATCTTGTTTAGAGATTGGACTCAACTTCCAGACTTTCCTCAAGCAATGGCTAATTCAGGTACACAGCTTACCTTTGCTGCACTTCAGGATAATAACTTTAACAGAGCCAAGAGTAACATTAAGCTTATTGAAGCCGGGGCACTAGGATTACCTTGCGTATGTCCTGATATGGTTACATATAAAGATGCTACTTTAAAGTACAAAACAGGAGATGAGTTTATAGATCAGATCAAATACGCTTTAAAGGATCACGATCGTTATACACGTATGTGTAAGGAAGCTCGTAGGTATTCTGAGAAGTTCTGGTTAGAAGATGAAAATAATCTCGGTAAACATCTCGAGGCTTATACAACACCTTTTGGCTCCCCGGATAGAAAATACCTTAAAGAGTGTAATCTGTAATTAGCTTGATCTATTTTACGAAGTGTATAGAATATAGGTGTGTATAGAAACGCTTCCTATAATCCTAAAGAAGGTACTATATATCTTCGTACTTGGTCAGAAGACGGCGATCGTATAGATACTGAAATACCGTTCTCTCCTTTCCTTTATACAGAAAAGGAAGGTGCTGAGGACGGTCTATCTATTTTTAAAACCCCTCTTAGAAAGCATATTTTTCGAAATTCATTCGAACGTAATAGATTTGTAGATGATACAAAGAATTCTCGGTTATTCGGTAACCTACCCGTAGATCAGCAGTTTCTTATTGAAGCTTTCAATAGTGAGGTAGATAAAGTTGAGTTTAGTAAACATCCCTTAAAAGTATACTTTATCGATATTGAAACTTATTCTCCGAATGAGTTCCCTATACCTAAAATAGCTAAAGATCCTGTAACTCTTATTACCATTCTCGACACTATTACAGGTAAAATTCACACCTGGGGGTTAAAGAATGATTATAAACCTACTCTAGATAATGTTACGTATTATAAGTGTAAGGATGAAAGTGAGTTATTTGAGAGATTTGTAAACTTCTGGAAAAAGGACCCGCCAGATATTCTTACCGGTTGGAATACAGAACAGTTTGACGTTCCTTATATTATTAATCGTGCTAAAAACCTTTTAGGTGAAGAGTTTATTAAGCAGCTATCTCCTGTAAATCAGGTAACATACAGAGAAAGCTTTCAGAAGTTCGGTAAGGATATTGGTCGTTGGTATATTTCCGGGGTTAGCTGTTTAGATTACATGGAAATTTATAAAACATATTCTAAAGGAGATAGAGAATCGTATTCACTTAATTATATTGCCGAATATGAACTCAACGAAGGTAAATTGGCCATTAACGCTACTAATCTTTCTAGTCTTGCAGATACTGATTGGAATAATTTTGTCGATTATAATATCCAAGATGTTGATCTATTACGTAAACTCGAAGACAAGCTCAACTACCTAAAAATTATTCGATTGCTTGCTTACAAAGGATGTACAAACTTTGAAAGAGCGTTAGGTAAAGTATCTATTGTAACAGGTGCAATGTCACTGCAAGCTCGTAAACAAGGCTTTGTTATTCCTACGTTTAAGAATGAAACTACACGAGAGGCGTTAGAAGGAGGTTACGTACGAGAGCCCGTTAGAGGCCTCAAAGATGCTATTGTAAGCTTTGACGTAAACTCTCTATATCCAAACGTTATTATAACTCTTAATATATCCTCTGAAACCAAGCTAGGTAGAATTGTTACAGGTGACGTTGATGTCGATAAAGAGATTGAAATTAAGCTTGTTAATGGAGGAATGTTTAAAATAGCTGTTAACAAACTTAAAGATTTTCTTAAAAAGGAAAACGTAGCTCTATCAAAAGCTGGTGTACTATATTCACAGAAATTTAAGGGTGTTTGTCCTAATTTGATTAATAGTATTTACGATGAACGTGTATACGCTCGTAAGCAAATGATCGATCTTAAGAAGACAAAGAAGAAGGATAAGGAAACTACTGACGCTGTCCAATACTTCGATACCTTGCAGTACACCTTAAAGATTCTTCTTAACTCCATTTATGGGACGTTTGCCAATAAACATTCGGCGTTTATGGATATTGATAACGCTTCTTCAATTACTCTAACAGGGCAAGCTGTAGCAAAAGCAGGCGGTAACATTATTAATGAATACGCTAAAAATATCTTTAAAGTAGACGAATCGTTAATTTTAAGCGGTGATACAGACTCTCTTTACATTACTATTCAGCCTATTTTAGATAAACTTAATATACCCTTAACTATTGACGGTATTATTAACCCTAAAGTTCACACGATTGTAGACTCTATTGATAAACATCTCGGTGAAAAGATTCTTGATTGGGCGCGGGAAGAGTTAAATTCTGCTGACCCACGCTTTGTCTTTAAGAGAGAGGCAATAGCAGATGTAGGTACATTCTTAATGAAGAAAAGATATATTCTTCATATTCTTGACGATGAAGGTGTATCAACAAATAAATTTAAATATGTTGGTGTCGAGCTTGCTAGATCTACAACACCGAAACAGGTAAAAGCTATTATTCAAAAGACCATTGAAACTGCTTTCCTTACTAAGGATGTTAAGAAGACAAATGAGGTATTTAGAGAAGCATACGATCTATTTAAAAATTTAGATGTATCAGAAGCTTCTTTTAGGAGATCAGTAAAAGAGCCTGACAAATACTCAGCAGGTGCTACATTAAACAAATTTAATAAAGGTACACCCTGTCATGTTAAAGCAGCACTTGCTTACAATATACTTTTAGAGAAAATGAATTTACAAAATAAGTATGAGTTAATTCGTTCCGGTCAAAAGGTAAAGTATTTTTATGCTTCAAAAAATACTTATGGTTTAGATGCAATTGCTTTCGTAAGTGAATTTCCGAAAGAATTTAGAGATATTAAAATAGATTACGATAAAATGTTTGGTAAGATTGTAACACCTCCTATCGAAGCTGTGTACGATGCCATTGGATGGTACTTACCTATCATCGGTAAAGAAGTACAAACTGATTTATTTGAATTGTTTGCTTGATTTATAATCAATCGTATTAATAATTGTAACTATGAGCGAACTACAATTACGTCTAAAGGACGAAACAGCTGCACTTCACAGTGAATCTGAACAGCATCCCCTAATGCAATCTTTCGTTGACGGTTCCTTTAAAAAGGAGCATCTTCTGGAACTTTTAATCAACCTTTTACCTGTTTACCAAGTAGTAGAGCATCGTTTACTTTTAAAAGAAATCTTTAATACACCAGATCTTAAAAGAAGTACACAAATACAAAAAGATATTGATAATCTTATTCAAGATACAGGCATTACCAGTTTTAAAGTTAGAGAAATAACTGAAAATTGGGTTTCCTCATCTTGGAGAAAGAATATATATGTATTAAAGGCTGATTTCTATCTTAGATGGTTAGCTGATTTTTACGGAGGAAGGGTACTTGCTAAGTCTCAAGCACCATATAATGAAATGTATCAATCTACTGATCCTATGACGGTAATTACCACTGTTAGATATCTTTTAACTAAAGATACACCAGATACACTAAACGATAAAATCGTTAATGAAACAAAAAACTTTTTTAAATTTCATATTGATCTGTTTAACGAAATTTTATGGAGCAAGCCTCTTATCTAAGGCAATATTTTGACCTCGTAACCCAAGACTTTAATAGTCTTTTAGGGTATTCAAAAACAGGGTCTAGTAATTTTACCAGGCCGAATTGGATTAATAATTTCTACGAGCATCATAATCCAGCATTAAGACATGCTCACCTTCAGTATTATAAGACTGATAGAATAGGTATTGTACATCTTAATATTTTTCCGCATCCAACTATTGATTACCCTATACTAGGAGCAGATTTAATCGAAATTGGTGGTAAGATTACAGGTTTCTTTTTTGATGTAACTCCAATCGATAAAAATCAAATTATACAAAAAACACTTATACAATTTAAAAACTCATTAAAGTCACCTGAAAGGAAGCTTCCTGAATGGGCAAACTTTTTTAGCGATAATTTTATTTGCGTAACTCCACAAGAAAGTGAAATTGACTATATTATGAGCAATTCTAGATATATTATAAGAGATTATCTTATTAACCTTAAGACTTACAAAGATAAATATAGTCTTAATATAAAGAAGCAAAACGATTACTGCAAAGGACAAAAGAAAAACGATAAAACATTTAAATCCTTAGCAGCTGATATCGGTGATAAAGAGGCTAAAGATTTTCTTAATAATTTTATGTTTCCTGAGCTTTAATTTCTTTAACAAACAACTGAATAATTTCAGCACCTTTAAACTTTAAAAACCGATCATTCTTTAAACAAAAATGTTCAAGAGCTTTCTGTATACAATCACTTTTTGTTGCTGAGGCTGTGTTCCATAGGTACACAGGGCCCACTTTTATTACATGAACTATTCTTTTATGAATAAAATACTTGACATCTTTTGAATTTGACATTATTATTGTACAATATTTATGCTTATTAGTCACGAAACACCTATCAGTCTCCTAGATACCTCAAGAGGATATAACGATTACGATTACGCTCTAGTACACCTACTACCCGAACATCCAGAATATTATAGATTTTATAAAGATTCTGTATCTATGGGAAGACATGTATTGCTTGATAATAGTATCTTTGAACTAGGAGAAGCCTATGATTCTAAAGAGTTTGCATACTGGGTTAAAGAACTTCAACCGACTGAATATATTATACCTGACGTATTAGAGAGTACCGAAGGCACTATTGAAAGCTTTAATAAATTTACAAGCGAGTACAATAACCTTCCAGGTAAAACAATAGGTGTTGTACAGGGTAAAACTTACAAAGAAATTGTAAAGTGTTACAATTATATGTGTAAGAGAGTAAGTAAGATTGCTATATCTTTTGATTATTCATTTTATCTTAACGAATGGGATTCTTTTGAAGCTTTCGAACAAGAATTAGGTACATTACCTGAATGGGTGAAAGGCATGGAATTTAATAAATGGGTTAGATATACTCTGGGTAGAGCTGCTCTATTATATAGACTTTGTATTAGAGATAACTATTTCGACTATACAAAAAAGCATCATTTACTAGGCTGTGCAACACCTTGGGAATTTAAACTTTACCCTGGTGAAAAGTTTTTTAACGGTATTGAAACCATCGATACATCTAATCCTATTGTAGCAGCTATTCTTTATAAGAAGTATAATCCTACATACGGTCTCCATGAAAAGTGGTCAGTTAAACTCGTAGATTATATTGGTGCTAATATAACACGAGATCAGCTTGAATTAGCTTTTTACAATACATCTCTTTTTAGAAAGTTTTGTTCATGAGGACCTGGGTAACATTTTTCAGTCAGACTGGTTCTGAGATTTACAAGCTTTCAAATAGACTTGAAAGAGTACCTGATGTAATCATTACAAATAGTGAAAAGATTCGACCTGAAGTTGTAGATAAGTTTGGAGATAGTATAGTTTACGTTAGCCCGAAACCTACAATAGAAGATTATCTTAGATTTATACCTGTTAATAGCTTAGTTACTCTTCACGGATGGCTTAGAATTATACCAGAAGAGATTTGTGATCGTTATGAAATTTACAATCTTCACCCTGCTAACCTATTTCATAACCCTGAACTAAAAGGAAAAGATCCACAAAAAATGGCTTATAACAAAAAACTTATATTTTCAGGTAATACTATTCATCGCTGTACAGCAGAGCTTGATGCAGGAGAGATACTTGAGCACAGTTATACTTCTATTGAAGGTTTAACACTTAGTGAAACTATTGCAACATTACATGAAGATGCTACAAATTTGTGGTATAGATTTTTAAAAAGGAGACTACAATAGATAAATGAAAATTGCTATTTCAGGCGCTCATAGTCAAGGTAAGACTACTCTTATAAACTATCTACAGAATCTAGGTAAATTAACAGAGTTTGATTTTATGACTTCTTTAACAAGAAGTATGCAAGATGCGGGGTATAATATTAATGAAGACGGGGATGAAGTAACTCAGCTTGCGATTATGGCTAAGCATTTTCAGAGACTTAGCTGTAAAAATGAGGTTATTTATGATCGTTGTGCTTTGGACGGTTATGCTTATTCTATGTCTCTAGTAAAAGATCTTAGAGTTTTAGATATTATTAGGGATATGTTTCTAGTAATGATTGATAGATACGATCTTATATTTTATGTTGTGCCGGAGTTAGATCTAGTAGAAGATGGTCAACGTACAGTCAATAAAGATTTCTTTGATAGTGTAGTGCAATCTTTCGATTGTATTATTAAATCATATGCAATACCTGTTGTAAGGCTTAGCGGTTCTGTAGAAGAACGTGCTAGACAATTCTTTTTAGCTTTACAGGATAAAGAGGTAGAAAAACACAACAATGAATTTTACGAATTATGAGTACAACTAACATGAACGACATTGCATCGAAGTCTTTAGGATCTTCAGCTTCGTATGCAGTATATACCGATACGTTTGATCCATCATTGCTTAACCCGATGCCTCGATCTTTAGCTCGAGATGATTGGAATATTAAATCAGATAGCTTTGTAGGGTTTGATACCTGGCACTGTCATGAAGCAACATTTCTTCTTGATAGCGGAGTACCTGTAGCAGGAACTTTAAAGTATGTCTATTCAAGTGATTCAGAATTCATGGTTGAGTCAAAATCAGCTAAGCTTTATTGTAATTCGTTTGATATGTGTAAGATGGGTGAAACATACAATCAAGCTATTACTAATTACGAAAATCAAATTAAAACAGATCTTGAGAATGTTCTTAAGACGCCTGTATCAGTTAAATTCTTCCGCTCAGGATGTGATGAAAACGCTACTGACCCTGTTCCTGGTTATGTAGATCTTACAGATAAGATTCATTTTAGTACAGAAATTACAGATTACGCTTCTAAGGAAGAACACCTTAAATTTTACTCTCTTGTAGATGGTGAAGAGATTGTTGAGTGTAAGTATTTTACTAATGCTTTAAGGTCACGTTGTAGACATACAAAGCAGAAAGATACAGGTACTGCTTATATCCGTATTATTACAAAAGGGTGCGAAGTTAACCCTGTTTCGCTTTTTAAACAAGTTGTATCTTTGAGAGAAGTTAATGAGTTTCATGAATTTTGTGCAGAAAAACTCTATACGAGTATTATGAGTCATCCAGCAGTAATTGATTGCGCTGTAACACTTCTTTACGCACGTAGAGGATCTCTCGATATTAACCCAACTAGGGCAAGTAAAGCTGATCTTCTTCCATCTGTTCTTATTGATTCAAATATCTATACAAAAAAGGCAATGGGTCAATAAGATTCACACTAGCACAAACCACAAAACCAATATAATATATTAACGATATGAGCGAAACAACAAACAAAATCACAATCTTCTTTGATTCCGTAGGACGTACAATCCTCGGAGAGCGAGTTGATAGTGCAACTACAGATACAGTTCTTACTATTAAGAACCCAGCAGTTGTCCACATTATGCCTAATCAGCAGACAGGACAGCTTACTCTTCAGATCCTTCCTCTCTTCTTTAGAGAGTTCTTGGCTGACAAGTCCGAAGCTACGACTTGGAAGTATAATCGTTCACTCATTACCGAGTGCAATGATATTGCTTTTGACTTTAAGCTTCAGGCTCAGTATCAGCAGATCTTTAACCCTAGTCCAATTATCACTCCAGGAGGTGTCACACCAGCCGGTAAGGCTGATGTAGTTCGTCTTTTTGACGAAGAATAATTGGATTTAATAGAAGCAGCATCTAATATTGGTGTATGGCAAAAAACGAACTCTCTCATTTAAAAGATATTTTTAAATCGGTCGATGACTTAAACCCAGACGCCGCAGTATTAGATGCTGCTACTCTATCAACAGCAGATGATTGGATTGATACAGGATCATATGCTCTAAATGCAATTATTTCAGGTTCCTTGTATAAAGGAATTCCTGGAGGTCGTATTACAGGTTTTGCAGGACCTTCTATGGCAGGTAAGACTCTTATTATGAATAAGATTATGGCTAATGCTCAGAAGAAAGGATACATTCCTGTTATCTGGGATTCAGAGGTAGCTGTAGATAAGAAGAGTGCAGAAGGTGCAGGTATGGATACCTCCCGTGTTAAATACTACCCTGTTGAAACAATTGAGGATTGCCGTAATCAGATGTGTGCATTTCTCGATAATGTTATTAAAGCTGACAATCCTGATCTTAAGTTTATTATTGCTATCGATTCACTTGGCAACTTAGCTAGTGCTAAGGAAGTTAAGGATACAGCAGCCGGTAAAGACGCAGCCGATGTCGGTCAGCGTGCTAAGGCAATTAAATCAATGATGCGTACCCTTACCTATAAGGCTGCTAAGGCCAGGGTACCCGTCCTATTTAGTAATCACGTATATGAAGGCATGGAAATGTTCCCTACACTTGTTAAATCTCAGAGTGGTGGTAAGGGGCCGATTTATCTTGCTTCGGTTCTTGTACAACTTAGTACGAGGAATGAGAAGAGTAGTGAGAACCCAAATGAGCAGTCGGTAGCTATTGCACATAATATCTCCGGAGTTACACTTGGTGCAATGACAGTAAAAAACCGCTTTGTACCGTCCTATCTTAAGACCGAGCTTTATCTTAACTTTAAATCAGGTCTTGATAAACATACAGGTTTATTTGATATTGCTGAGGCTTTTGGTGTTATTGAGAAACCAGGACGTACAGTAATGTATAAGGGTGAAAGTCTTGGTTATAGAAAAGATCTTGAAAAAGATCCTAAATTCTGGGAAAAGATTATGCCAGAGCTTGAAGCTACTCTACAAGATAAGCTTTGCTACGGTACGAGTGAGGTAGTTGATATTGAAGAAGAAGTCGATAATATCGAATAATGTCCGCTACTACTCCTGGTAAGCTTGATCTCGATTATTACGAGAACATTATTCTTTTTAATTCTCTTCTTAGTCAAGAATATTTAGCTTCTATTATAGATCACGCAGATCCTTCTTACTTTAATGATAAAAGTATTCAAACAGTTTTTAAGTGTATTCTGGCGTTCTTTACTGAGCGTGGAGCAGTGCCTTCAACTACTGAAATTAAGTCCAGACTCACAACAGACGAAGAAAGAAGATCATTTAACGAAGTAGTTACTCGCTTCAAGGAACTTGATACAAAGTTTAATAAAGAAGAGCTTCTTAATAATACAGAGAGGTTTTTAAAAGAGAGATGTCTTTATAAGACAATTGTTGATACAGCTGAAAAGTATTCTCAAGGTAAAGCTGATCCTGCTGAAATCTTAAAAGATTTTGAGAAAGCTTATAATATTAATCTTAGTGAAGATATGGGTCATTGGTACTTTGAAGAAGTTGATGAACATATTAAAGAACTCACTAAAGTTTATAGTGCTATTCCTACAGGCTGGAAATTTCTTGATGAAAAAATCGAGGGAGGCTTATTCCCTAAATCTCTTTATTGTTTAGTAGGACAAGTCAATATCGGTAAGAGTATCTTTTTAGGTAATATTGCTGCTAATATGGTAATGAAGAATAGAAATACACTTCTTGTATCTCTAGAGATGTCTGAGTTTATGTATGCTAAGAGAATTAGTGCACAACTTACCCAGATCCCTCATCATAGTCTTAAGATGTATACTGATGAACTTAAGGATCAGGTTAAACATATTGAACGTCAATTAGAGAGTAAATTAGTTATTAAGGAATATGCTCCAAAAACTATTTCAGTAAGAAATCTTGATGCGTATGTAGCTAAGCTTGCACATAAAGGGTTTAAACCAGAAGTAATTGTTATTGATTATATCAATCTTTTAAAGCCTTCTACAAAGAATCTTAACTCTTACGAATCAGTAAAAGAGATTGCTGAGCAATTAAGAGCTATGTCGTTTAAGTACAATATACCGATTGTTACAGCGTCTCAACTTAACCGCGGAGCTTTTAATACAGCTAGCCCAGGTATGGAAGGAATCTCTGAGAGTATTGGATTAGCTGCAACGTGTGATGTAATTTGCTCTTTGTGGCAAGAAGACGAAGATAAAGAATTAGGTATTATTAATCTTGGTATGCAAAAGAATCGTTTTGGAGCTAACTTTGGTAGTTGCGCTTTTAGAGTAAAATACGAAACATTAACTCTTAACGAAGTTAATCCGGATCACTTTACAACTGATACACCTCAGCAAGCCGTTAGCGACGCTCAAAGCGCTCTTCAAAGTTTATCTGGTACTTGATAATTGTTATATTTTGTAGTAAATAAAGCTACATATATGTTCAATGAAAAGGTATTAGATGATTTCTTGCTAAAGAATGACCCGTTAAGGCAAATTTGTACAAAAGAGTATATACTTGGCGTATTTAAATTTGGTTCTTTTTTATCGATTTTACACAATAAAAGATTAAATCCGTCAGCTATATTTGTTTTAATTTTAGAAAACAAAGAGATAAGAGAATTATTTGTAGAAGTTACACATTCAGAAAACGTTAAAGAATCTTTACTTGGCCTCTTGCAACTTTACCCGCCGCTACTAAATTCGAAGAATACTAAACGCTTATTTAAAAAATCTATAACCGGTAAAAAGTGACAGAATTAGAAAAACGCATTTATAATAAACATCTAGCAGTATCGCGCTCACTACGCAATAAGCCCTTTAAGTTAAAAGGCGATTTTACAGGGTTTGAGGAAACACCTAAATACCCTTCTATAAGAAGGCTTTGTACCTTCTTTAACAAATACCCAGATGTGGATATGGATACATACTTCATGGCTCCGTATAAACTATATTCTGACACCGATTACTTTGATTTAGCTTATTTTGCTTCTCCTAGAGCTATTAAAGCTTATACAACATATAAGAATCAGCTTCAACAGTTATCACCAGATAGACAACAACAAGAGGTAAAAGAATCGTTAATTTTTATTTCGAGATTTTGTCTCACAAATAAAATACAGCTTCATGATTATCCTACTTTTAGATTGAAAGGTATGGCTCCTGATTGGGTATATCATCTAAAAAATAATAAAATTAACCCATATTCTTTGATGGAATTTACAGGTATTTTTAATTATATAAATGAGATGCCCTTTGATGAAAGAGAACTTTTACTAGGTAGCTTTGGTAGAAACTATCTTGATTATAAATCACGCTATAATTCATCAAAAACATTAAAGCCTTTTCTTTCTGCAGCTACAGAAAAATTAAAACTTTTTATAGATAAGAACTTGACCT